AGTTACTACTATGACAAACCTATTTTTCATATTCTAATAATCTTTCACTCCATGGCAGAAAAATGCATCTACAATTATGTACAACTATACCCTTTGCTACATAAGATTCATCTTCTTCAACACTTAAATTATACATAGGCATTGATCTACTCAATGTCCAATTCTTTACAGAATCAATTTTATAAGGAACTAAATCATATTCTCCCAAATGATTACATAACACTCTCGATAATTCATATTCTATATCATTTAAACATTGATTAATTTTAGTCCCTGTATAATGTAATACGGACCATCCTTCTTTTTCTATTCTTCTATCACGTATATCATCTTTCGCCTTATCCTGATGCCAATACTCTCCATCGCACTCAATAGCGATCTTTAATCCTGGAATTGCAAAATCCACATTGTAGTTTAGAATAGGGTATTGATAAACATATTGGATACCCATCTTATCCAAAAGTTCACTCATCCTTTTCTCTATCCAAGTCATATTTGCACTTTTTCTATGATTAGCCATCAAAGCATTTAATCTTCTTTCAGGATTATTTATATAAAACTCCTTCATACTCCGCTTTGCCTTTTCTACAATTACAGGATCATGCATAGGATTATTTTTCTTCATTCTTTCAGAACTTGATTTTCTATGCTTTGGAAGATTAGTTACTTGCTTAATCACATCTCGCACTTCAGGTCTTTGAAAAGGATGATTTCCTTCTTTCACCATTTGTTGAATTTTTTCATGTGCTTTTTTCGTAATCAAATCACCATTTCTTTCTCCAGATTTATATTGATGAATCATAGATTCCCTATTCTTTTTAGACACAATTTTTCTGTGATTAGGATCACTCCATTGTTTATCTGTAATATCTTTACTTAAACAAGTTCGAGAACAATATTTCTTAAAATATGGAGTAGGTTTTCCACATCGTTTACAAACATTGCCTAATATCATAACTGAATCCCCCGGCTTACACAAACCTGCATCTTTCCAATTCCCATCAGACATAAAAATAGGATGATTGCTTGTCATAGATATTTGTTGTAAAGTACCCTTAAATCTTAAAGTTGTCACATCAGCTTTCTCATTATGTCTTGGTAATGCATAAACTCTTCTAAATCTTCGTTTATGTGTTAAAACCAAATCTCCTACTTTAATTTGACCAATAGGTTTCCATCCTTCTGAAGTATATATTGGAATCTGAGGATCAATAAAACAATTCGGATGAGCCGGGATCATTCCTTCCGCTTCATCAAGCGTATAAACCTTTCCTTCCCGTGCTGCACAAATAGGACATACCCTATCATCTTTTCCTGTATTCCATTCAGCTTTCAAATGTATCTTCAATGCCCCAAAATTCCGATATTCCTGTATTGTTGCTAAATGATGAGCTCGTATAATTTCAGTTCTGGCAAGCATATCAGCTCTACGTTGAGCCGGTATAAATCTTCCTATACTGTCTGTTATTCCAAGTTTTCCAAGCCCGGTACCATCAATAGCAGCCACTAACTTACGTGCCAATAAAGCCGGCCCATCACCTTCAGCCAATCCCTGTGCAAGTATTTGACTTATTACATTATCCATTGCATCAGTAATCTCTTTCAATGTGGTGTAAGCTCTGGTATATATAAGCCCCAACCGATCAATATGCATAGGAAGTCCCATGACCATTCCTATACCACCTTGTTCTTCAATTGGAGGAATATCCATTCCTGCATTACGCATTTCATAACGAGCCCGTATAATTCCCCGTTTATAAGCATCAAACAAATACAAATTCATCCAAACGGCTTCTACACTGGCACCAACTTGTTCTAATTCTGCAACAGTAAGTAATCCTTTTTCTACCTGCTGATTTAACCACTTCATAAAACCTGACACTTTAGCAGAACTACGAACAAAAGCAAAAGCCTCTTCAGCCGGAGGAGTAACCTGTAAAGTATGTATTTTCTCCTTCAATCCAAAACAATCCCGTTTATCCACACCTATTTTTATAGCCCCTACAATTTCACGAAACCGTCGCTTCATATCACGAGCAAACGCATTACGTAAAGTTGTGGTATGCGTTGGATCGTAATTCTGTCTTACGGCTTCACTATATGTAACAACTTGTTCCATTATATTTCTTTCTGCTGTCCGGCTTGTCCTTGTCCAAACGGACTTGCATCCTCTTTTGTTTCAGCTTCAATAGTTTCAATTATCTTATTTGCAAGTTCCTCTTCACTTATAATTTCATCACGCATTGCATTGGTAAGAGTAATTTGTTCAGTAGAAAATCCAAGGAAGTACTCATAAAATACACTTGGTGGAATTATACCCTGCGCAATAGGATTATACGTATATTCACGTAAAGCGTTAGCACGAGCTTTTCCAACTTCTACTTTCTCTTTCTCACTCATTGCATAAAGATCACTCCACTTAACAGTATAATCCTCTGATGGCTGAGGCAGTATTTTTAACTCTATTAATCTATCTACAAACTTCCTAAGTATAGCAGGCTCGGCAAAATCCTCTCTGCGTGACTGCACATAGTCTTTCCACTCAGAAGTGTCTTGGGTACTTGCTAACTCTCCTCTCTCACTTCCCATTAGCACACGTTGAGGAATACCCGTTTGTGCAGAGATACAGGAAATAGACACTTTAAAATGTGGTTCAGGGTCAGAAATAGGTTGCGTAAGCGGTTCTATATCTATTCCTTCATTTATAATAAACCGGCGTAAATCATGTTCATATTCATCAAGATGTTCTACAAGTTCACGTCTCATACCTTCAGTCATCTGAAAGTCCTTTTCCACCTTTCCCTGAAAGCCCGGACGAGCATTACGCCAAAACATTTCAGCATCCCCTCCAACTAACTTTTCCAAATCACAAAGTCTGTTATATATCGGCTCAAGACGTGGAGTTCCATATATATCAGATTCCAAAGGATTATCAACGATATGAATAACCCTTGAATAATGAACATCATATACAGTAGGATTACCATTTACATCATCTACATCAAAACTGTAAATAAGAGGCATTCCATATCTTGGATTTGACGGACTGGATTCTAACTTCTTTATTTTTACAGTACTTTCTCCAAATGGTTTAACATAAATCAATTTACGTTGTCCGGATTTTACTGGATTGGCAAAATCCTTTACAGTACGCATGTCATCCAATCCTAAAAACAATATTCCATAACGTCCTATTCCTGTAAGACGATCAGCACGGGATAGAATTGTTTTTAATCCCAATTTACGATTAAGAGCAATCCATGCTTTCTCAAATGGAGTATCCTGTGATTTACTTGATTCTAATAATTCAAGTGATCCTTGCCATGTTGATTTGACCGGCCTGTCAATAACAGCACGAGCAATCTCATGACGAATATATTTTGCAGAAAAATGAGAAAACTCTAATTTCTTTTCATAACCAAGAGCTGAATACAGGTCACGTGAGCCTCCAAATTGCTGACCCAGTCGAGCCGCTAAATTTGCCCTTCCTATCAATTCACTCGCAAATGTCTGTAATTGCTGTGTTGTCAATCTTGTTCTTGTACGTTGCATCTCTTGATTATTTTAAATTATTAATAACCGGGGGAATATTTCACCCCCGGTAATCCCCTCCTTTCACACACTACCCATCAGTTGCCTTGAACATCAGAATAATCGCAGTAATAGCTCCCCATATTCCGGTTACGCCCTGCACAATAGCTGTAGCATGTCCAGATAACTCTCCTGACTGCTCAGGTGTAAGTACTCCTGTTAATACCAAAATCGAAAGCAGGGCACTGATTATCCCCGTAATCGTGGTAATCAAGTTGCGTGATGCAACTTCTTTGTTGTAAAAATTCCTCGACAAATTTGCCATAATAAATTAATTTAAGTTAATACTTGTTTGTTAATAAGTGTTGAATTCCCTTCTAATGTAGGAATCTGATCAAAATCCCTACTTGGAAGATATTTCCTTATTAGATCATACCATGTTTTATATGTCATATCGCCACGTAAAGTATTAAGAGCATAGTAAGAAAAAGCACCATGATACTTTCCTCCAATAAGAGCATCAGCACTGGTTTGGTTCTCACTACATGCACTAAAGACTACCCATTTTAAATCTTCATACCACCTACGCTTAATACGCAAATATTCCTTACGTTCAAACTTTGGGGGCATAAATCTTGATTGTTTAAAACTGCGAGTGGCCCCTCCGCTAAAACAACTATCAAGTAACAAACAAACAGTAACTCCATCAGGAATCTTTTGTAACATACTGTTCATCTTATCATCTATTAATACTCCATCATATAAACGTAAAGCTTCATCATACCCATCAAGCTCATCCCCACTATAATCTTCCACATACGTACCATGTCCGCTGTAATGAATATATAATACATCACCCGGTACTGAATTTGCAATAGCATATTCTACCTGATTAACAAAATTTTCAACCGTAACTTGTTTATCAGTGAACTTGCGTATTTGAAAATCATACAAGACACTTTCAGCCAAAGATATATCATTTATACATCCCCTTAAATCAGAATTCCATCCAGGATAGTTATTTATCCCAAATAACAATGCAACTTTCTTAGCGTGTGACCACGTTGGAAGTTCCACTGTACTACCGAATAACTTTTTTAACCATTTAAAACACATCATATCACTTTATTAAATATTAATTGAAATAATTGTTGAAACAGTCCAACTTCGTATAAGAATAAAATAGCCCACATAACCACTATCACTGCTAATATAATTCCTAACCAATGTTTTGTACACCATTTTATCTTCGATTCCAATTTTTTAAAATCTTCCACTACCTGCTTTCGTTCCTCTGATTCTTTTTGCAAACGGAAAATATTGCTATTCTGTCGCTCCAAATGCTTTTCAATCTTACTAAGAGTTTCATTTACCTGTTTAAATTGAGCATTTATTCCTGATTGTCTTAAATTACTTTCACTTTCAATATGATTGAATTTCTCTTCAAGGTATAACCTATAATCATCATGTGTTTTAAAACTTCCGGGCATAACTATCATTTTTTAAGAATAAACCTCATTTCCTAATATCATTTTCAACTCTTGTCTTGTGCGGTGCAACCTACATCTCATAGCCAAATTAGAAATTCCCAATTTCTCAGAAATATCTTTATTTTTATAACCCTCTATATGTAACTGCAACAATTCTTTTCGGCTTTCCGATAATTGATCTATACCACTTTCAATATATGCTATCTCTTCTTTACTTTGCAATTGTCTTTCAGGATTAGAATCATTAACAGATAACTTATTCTTAAACAAATCAACATCAATATCAAGCGGGATTCTATACTTTTGAGACCGTATGTAATCAACAGTAGTGTTACGGGCAATATTAAATAACCATGTCACAAATTTATGAGTAGGCCGGTATTGATTAATATTAGTAATAGCTTTTTGAAGAGTAATCATAGTCAAATCTTCAGTATCAGAAATATTACAAACGAACCCATATATAAAATAAGATACTCTGGATTGATACTTTTTAACCAATTCTATAGGTCCTTTACGATCCCCTTCCTTTATCGCTCGTATGATCTGCTCGTCTGACATCATTTCACTCCTGTTCTATATAACTTACATATTCTGCAAATTCTTCATCGGATAACATTATTGTATTATTGAAATACCTCAGCCTATCAACTACTGTACTATCGGCAAATTCTAACCCCTGTGTCCAGCTTTGGTCATACATCCACTTAGCAATGCCGTGTACCTTGATAGCTGCTTCCCAGTTGCGGTATAGATTAACTACATCCTCATCTGTCATACTTATTGGCCCCTGTGGCCATTCAAGAATGGGTGGTATCGTATCGAGCAATGTAACGCTAAAAGTCACCTCTGTTGAATTATGGAATACATCTTCCGCTCGGATAGTCACATTCACTATCTGATTCTGTGCATCAAGTACATACCCTGGCTCTGGTGTCTGTGTGACTGCAAACAATTCGCAGTTGTCCGAAGCCACTACCTGTTCAAGGTAATTTGGTAACTGTGCCTGACAGTCAGCATCCGCATATATCACCTGTGGCGGGATCTGTGAGAGTACACATTTACAACTTGTAAACGCTACCGCTGCTAAAAGAATTAAAAGTTTTTTCATATCCTATTGTTTATTAATTATTCTGTTGTCATTATATTACCGTCACTGTCAATTATCAAGTTGTACCCACGTTGAGCCGTTGTAATAATATATATGATGATCTGTACTATTACCATAAATCATTCCTTCTACTGGCGTTGAAGGAGCTGACCCCACATTCAATTTTAATGTTGCATCTTCTCTTCTTCCATACCTTTTAACATTTCCCTTTAATTTAACCTCAAATAGATAATCAGGTATATCATCAAAATCATCAGCATACTTTACAGTTCTATTTAACATACGTGCATCTGGAACTCTTGGTGTCCAATAATATGCTGAATCTCTTGAATCCTTCATCATCTCCCTGTATATATCATTTCCCTCATCATCTAATATATCTCCATAAATTCTACTCCTTAACCCATGCATATCAACTAAATCACTATGATACATAGTCTGCCCAAAATAATACCTATTATAATCACAATTCTCATCCTCATCAATAAAAATATCAGCAATAGTTTCCCACCTACAGTTGTGTACTTGTAAATCCCTTACACTTCTTAGAATTAATCCACTAGAATCTAAACGCTCAAATCCTATATTATGTAATTCATTTTGCCAAGCATGCGCCTTACTCCCATCCATTACTAATCCAGCATTACCACGTATCTGACCCCCCGTAATTACAATTTCATTGTTATAGCCATACGGAGCAATTCCATCAAAATAAATCCCATACCTACAATATCCTATATAATTAAAATTTATCCTATTATATTGATTCCCAATTCCCCCCGATCGGTCACTATATATTTCAATTCCTTTTCCATATCCATATATCTGGTTTATGTTAAATTCTGAATTTGCACAATCATATATAGTTACGGCAACACTTGTTCTAACACTATAATCAGGTACTTCCATCCATCCATAACCCCCCATTGAATTAATATCTATAATTGCATAACGTAAATTTTTAAATACAAATGCCGAATCATTTGCATCAAATTGTAACCTTCCATTTACATCAATACCTATATAAGATAAACCCTCAATAGTAATTTTATCTGTTAATTTATATAAACCAGGCGGTACATATAAATAGCTTCTGTTAGTCATTGAAGCAAATGCTGATGCAAAAGCAGCATCACTATAATCAGTACCTGTTGGATCAGCCCCATAATCAATGACATTAATTTTTCGTTCATAATAATTTGCTGAATCAATCCAATCATATATCCCGGATGCTGCTGGTATATCAACTACACGTACATAACCGTCAAGCATGTCAGCTGTGTCAGAGATATTCAGCTTCCCATTTACCTGTGTCTGAATAGCAGAAGTAACACCATCAAGATAGCCTATTTCTGTTGAGCTAACGTCACCAATTGAAGTGGCTGTTGGTAGTGTTACCGTTCCGGTGAAAGTGGGAGAGGCACTATATACCAAGTTCCCTGTACCGGTTGCCCCTGTTGCCTGATCGAGTGATACATCATTCATCACCCCGATAGCTGTGTTTATCTTCTGAAAAGCTGTTCTTAACGGATCACCTGTGCCGTCATTTGGTGCAGCACCAACATTCACCGTTTCAAGAGCACGGGTACTGGTAAGCGGCTGTTTCGTCTTACAAGAAAAAACAAGAGCCGCAATCATCATTAACAATAAAATTTTTTTCATCATCATTAACAATAAAATTTTTTTCATCATCATTTATATTGTAGCATCATTATCTGCTGTTATTACTGTTGTATCAGCAGTTACCTCTGTTGTATCAGCCGTAACTCCCGATCCGGACATTATATCATATAGCGTTATTTCACCCGTTATTTGTATAGATACCGATACATCCATTTTATCAGCTGCTTCAACTTCAAGTGGCAAGTCAATTACAAATCCTTCAAAACTTAACATTGTTCCATCTTCATCTGGTAATGTAATACGATAATTACGAGCAACATCAAGTTCAAAATCAGATTTCATCAATTCAAAACCATTACGAAAGAAATTCATTACAAATTCAAGAGTACCACCATCTATAAACCCTGTAATGAATTCATCATAACCGGCAGCAGTATCCAATGAAGTAGTTTCAATATAATCACGATCCATATCAGGACCTTCAATTGAAGTAACTTCGGCTATATCTTCCCAAGTAACCCCATTGTAACGTTCAAATATTGTTCCTACTCCTGCTACTGCGTTTGACATTAGTGTACCATTTTAATATTTTCTATAATCACGGCTGTCGGTCATTAATTCAATTTATCATATATCATCAAAACAATGGTTATTATGTATTTCATTTTATTTTATATCTTCAAATATCATGGTTATTGTTATAACGTGAGTATCCAGCTTTCTTCTTTATTTCCCCATAATGTCAATACATACTTATCTGTATCAACTTTATCTATCATTAAAACAGTTGTTCCTGTAATATTCATAATGTAAACATCAATATCTTTTCTGGTTATGGAATAAACATAAATGTAATAAGTACTTGTGTCTCTTAACTTACTGACAAGTATTTTATCTATATCAACATATATTTGACCTACGACAGTTGGCAGATTAAATACTGTTGTGTGTGTGTTAAGTGTCGAAAAAGTATCAATATCTGATTTAAAGACTCCGAGTTGATCAAGTGCGGCTGATGTTCCGTCTGATCCAAAGTATATTTCCCCACCTAAAAAGAAAATACCCGATGATTTGGTACGTAGGGTTTCTGCCCCTTCAAACAAATAATCCCATGTCCATATTTCGGTTATCTGGTTATAAATACCCCTCATAAAATGTATCTGGTGCTTTGCTATAAAATCACCAGTACATAAATACCAATAATCGTTATCATGACAATAGGATACTGTATGTATATGTCTTGCAGCGTACATTCCCACATAAGTAGCGGAAGTAAAAGCATATATCATTTGGCAGTTATCACCATCGATAGACGAAAATACAGCAACTATATCATCGCTATCAACCGTATAATTCCCCCAGCATATCATTGTTTTCCCATTTGTCAATAACTGCTCATCTATTACATGTATCGGACTAAATGGGTTACTTCCAGCTATGGCTGGATTATAGTTTGCGCCAGCAATATCTTTAGCTTGTATTTCTATTATAGAAACTAATCCATCAATACTTTTATACACTTTTGTTTTAGTACAGAAGAATATAGTTCCATTCGGGAAAATATATCCCATTTGAATATTTGTCGCATCCGCAAATCCATATACAGTATAACTAACACCACTATTATTACTATATACGAGATTGCTATTGATTAAATCAACACCGAATATATTGCTTCCTCTATTATAATAGAGGACATAATTGCTTTGTTCGATTGCTAATGCCTGCGGATATTTATTATTAACCTTAGTTATAAAGTAATTTTCTATCGAAATTCTTACGGCATCTGATAATGTTTTGTTAAATACAATAATTGCTGCAATATTACCAAAATACGGGGTAGATTTTAAATCACCTCTTTGTCCTATTGTGGTTAGCCCTCCTTTTGGTACGTTATCGGAAGCAGTTACGTCATAAGTTACTTCTATTCCATTCTTAAATATTTTGGCGGGAGTATAAGTATCTACCCTATATTTTTCTTCAATTGGATTTTCATCAGAAAAACGCCTATTTGTGTTATCAAAAAGACCTGTCCCCCTACCGACTGTTGCTGACCTTGCGTACACCCCTAAATCTCCCGCATTCACATTACCACCATGTATAACCCTCGAACCAGTATTCGAGTATGGTTTATGAACATAAATGGCAGTATAATCATTTGTTAAAATGGAATCATGTGTTAACTTCCTTACGGCATTAGCCATGTAGTTAAAATCAATTACAGGATATTGCAAGCTGCCGTTTACATATCTGATTTTAGGTTTATTATTTTCTGTTGCCTGTGCTGCATCATTCCCTATAAGATCATACCACTTATCAAGCAGATCAACACCTCCGGAAGTAGTCTTTTTAACCCCACCCCATGCACTCACAAACATCACAATGCTACTAAATTCTCCACATTCTTCAAGGAACTTCACATCTTGCGACATTCTTGTAGAATTAACAATTGTACCTCCATCATCCTCCACTCTATCTTTGTATGCTTGAAATAAAGGACTCCATCCCCCTGCCCCTATAAACGGAACACCTATTGCCGAACCTATTGGTCTCCCAACATCACGTATAACAGATCGCATCATAACCTATACAAATTACCAATCAAATCCAAATGTAATACTACCACTGGAAAAATCTCCATCTTTTA